CTTACTTTGATATTGAAAAAGTAGTTGATGAAATAGTAAATGAGTTTTACTGGTTCGATAAAAAGTTATTTAACTTATACAGAAAGAAATTTCACAGCATAAGAAAACTATCAGCAGCAACCAATATATCACACGTTGTTGTATGGAGAACTATAAACAATTGTATTAAAGAAATTAAAAAAAAAATTAATGAAAAGTAAAGGTTTAGGAGATACAGTAGAAAAAATTACAAAAGCTACAGGAATAAAACAAGCCACTGATTGGATATTTGATAAACTTGGAAAAGATTGTGGATGCGAAGCAAGAAAGAAAAAGCTAAATTCTATGTTTCCATATAAAGTAGAATGTTTAAACGAAGAAGAATATATATATTTAAAAGGATTCTTTAACATTAATAAAAACGTAGTAAACAACATAGAACAAAAACAATTATTAACAATACACAATAGGGTATTCAACACCAACAAACAAAGCTCAAGCTGTGGCAGTTGTGTAAAAGATTTAGTTAATACTATGAAAAGATTATATAATGAATATGAATACGAAAGAGAAAGTAAAAGCAATTGAAAAAAAGCTATTAATGTTTTTAAACAAATACAGCACAAATACAACAGTAAATGTCAAAAGAAGATATAGTAAAACACCAATGGACAAAAGGTAAATCTGGTAATCCAAAAGGTAAGCCAAAAGGTGCAAAGAATAGAAGCACAATTATTAAAGAAATACTTAGCTTAATGGTTAAGAAAGTTGATGCAGATGGTAAAGCGGTATGGCAAAGTAAAGAGTATTTAATGGTTGAAGCATTAGTTAATAAAGCTATTGAAAAAGGTGATGTAAATGCTTTTAATGCTATATATAATAATTTATATGGTAACTTAAAAGACACTGTTGATTTAAATACTACAGAAGAAGTAAACCATGATTTCAGAAGTATCATTTCAAGGATTAAAGCTCAATAAAAAGTATTTAGTATTAGATGAATCTTTTGCAAGATACTTTATTGTAACTGGTGGTAGAGGTTCGGGGAAATCATTTGCGGTTAACTCTGTTCTATTACTATTAACCTATCAAGCTGGCCACACAATACTATTTACACGTTACACGCTGAGGGCTGCAAGTATTAGTATTATACCTGAGTTTATAGAGAAGTTAGAACTACTTGGAGTTATTGATCAGTTTAAAATAACAAAGGATGAAATAATAAACAAAGGCAACGGAAGCAAGATAATATTTAGAGGTATTAAAACAAGCTCAGGTGACCAGACAGCAAATCTTAAATCATTAACTGGCATTACTACTTGGGTAATGGATGAAGCAGAAGAATTAAATGATGAAGATATATTTGATAAGATAGATTTATCTGTAAGAAATAAAATACAAGAGAATAGAGTTATATTAATATTGAATCCAACAACTAAAGAACATTTTATTTATAAGCGTTGGTTTGAAGATAGAGGCATTGCTGCTGGTAGTAATATAACAAAAGAAGATACTACATACATTCATACAACATATTTAGATAACTTAGATAACCTTTCAGAAAGTTATATTAAGCAGATTGAGACAATGAAGGTTAGAAGACCAAACAGATACAAGCATACTATTGAGGGTAGTTGGTTAGATAAAGCTGAGGGTGTTATATTTACTGATTGGAGTATAGGAGAATTTAAGCAAGTAGGTAAAGTTGTATTTGGCCAAGATTACGGTTTTAGCAATGATCCCTCAACATTAGTTAAAACAAGTATAGATAAAGAAAATAAAGTTATTTATATACAACTATGCTTCTATCAAACTAAATTAACTACAAGCGAGATATTACAACTAAATAAAAAATTTGCAGCAGATAATTTAATAGTTGGTGATTCAGCAGAACCAAGATTAATAACAGAACTTAGTAGAGATTGCAATGTAGTGCCAGCAATCAAAGGGCAAGGTTCAATAACATTTGGTATTAGTTTATTACAGGATTATGATTTAGTGATTACTGAAGATAGTACAGAATTAATAAAAGAGTTAAATAACTATTGTTGGTTAGAGAAGAAATCACAAACACCAGTAGATAATTTTAATCACGCTATTGATGCGCTGAGGTATGCAGTTAGCTACCAATTACAGAATCCAAACTTAGGAGAATATCACATTTATTAAAAAAATTTACAGAGGTAGAATAAAAAAAATTAAAAAAAGTTGTAAAATAATTTGGTAGTTATAAATATAATTACATATATTTGTACTGTAATTAATTTTACAAGAGTTCTTTAAATAATAGGAAATTTGTTTTTTGCGGAAGCAGAAGTTAAATTGCGAGTATAAAACGTTGAGTTGCGGCAAGAATGCGTTAATTATTGATCTGATATTCGAACTAAATATTTAGGTTCATATCTACTGGAAGATGTAGAATGTTCAGAATAAGGCAATAGGTAATGCTTGGACAAGGGAGGGGAAAAAATATAACCTTAAAATCCTGAGTAAAACGAACCCATTTGAAACTGGGGGGGTAGATAGAACTACAGATATGTAGATTGTTTCAATACCTTGATAACCTAATTACTGGAATCCTAACTATTTATTTAAAGAATATGTATATGCCCATATCTTAAGATGTTAAGTAACTGGGAGCTGACAAGCGTATGAACACAAACAAAGAAAAATAAAGAGCCACTGTAAAAAGTGGCTTTTTTTATAGCCAAGCTTAAGCCACCCTCAAGCATTTAGATAAAATAAGATAAGATATATATAGTAATTTTTATTATATTTGAAATAAGCAAATAATAGCCAATGTTAATTTGCGTTTTGGTTTAAAGTAGGTATTCGGCGAAAGAGCGTTACCTACTTTTTTTTATATTTGTATATAACGATTCAAGAATTAAAACGTTTATATATAAATGAAGTTAACAATTAACATACCAGAAACACTTAATGAAGTTACATTAAAGCAATATCAAAAGTGGTTAAAGATTGCTGAAGGTAAAGAACTGGATTCATTTCTGCAACAAAAGATGGTAGAGATATTTTGTAATATACCACTAAAGAATGTTCTACAAATAAAAGCAAGCGACATTAATAATATCACTGAAGAACTTACAAAGTTGTTTACTAATACACCTAAGTTCATAGATAGGTTTGAAATGAATGGTAAAGAGTTTGGCTTTATACCTAAGTTAGACGATATTAGTTTTGGTGAGTACGTTGACCTTGATACTTACCTTGCAGATTGGGAGCTTATGCACAAAGCAATCGGTGTTTTATATAGGCCAATAACCTATAAGAAGAAGCATCAGTATTTAATAGAAGATTATGAAAGTTCTGATAAATACGATATGTCAGAAACAACTTTAGATATTGTATTTGGCGCACTTGTTTTTTTTTACAGTTTAAGGAACGAATTACAGAAAACTATCCTGAATTATTTAGCAACACAGAAGGAGGTAGAGCTTCCTCAGCATCTGCGGGATTCTCTGCTAAATGGGGGTGGTATCAATCTATCTACGGACTTACTAATGGAAACATTCTTAAATACAATGAAATTACCAAATCAAAACTACACACCTGTTTAATGCACTTAGCATTTGAAAAAGATAAATATGAATTAGAACAACAAATATTAAAAAGCAATAGAAGATGACAAAGCAAGATATATTAGAAGAATTAACTGAAAGGGATTTATTACTTGAGAATGACCATATAATTTTAGTTGATGGCTTTGAAGAAGCATTTATTGGTATTACAGCTAATAATCCAATACAAGCAATATATGATTATTGGATATGTTTAGATATTTTAATACAAAGAGAGGGTTTAGATTTTGATGATGCTATTGATTCTCTTGATGAATTTATAGAACAAGATTTAGGTAATCATACACCAAGATATATAAAAATAATATGAATAGTTTTTATAACATAATAGATAAAATAAAAGAAGTAATTACAGCAGAACCATTTAATAATGAAATATCATTTGGTGATATTGCTGATATTGATTTAAAGAAACAGAGCTTGTTTCCTTTAGCTCATGTAATGATTAACAATAGTACAATAAATAACAATTATATA